AAAGTGGTAGAGAGCTAAATCTCCCCAGTGTGGTATTATATTTGTATATAACTGCTATACTGGGGACTTTTTTGAATTCAGAAAGGATATGATTGGATGTTGATAGGATGGCAAATGAGAAAAATTTAATACCGAATTCTGAACGAACTCCGAGCGAGCTCCGAGAAATAACAAAAAAAGGCGGTATTAAGTCGGGAGAAGTACGCCGTCAAAAAAAGACCCTTTCTGAATTAGCAAAAATGATAGCTGAAAATCCTGCCCCGGCTGCTGCAAAGAAGAAGCTCACAAAGATGGGAATATCTGATGAGGATGCAAACAACAATGCCTGCATTGTAGCTGCCGTATACGATAAAGCTACTAAAGGAAATATGCAGGCAGTAGACAAATGGGAGCAGTTAGTAGCTGTATCAAAATCAGACGAAAGCAAATATGAACTTCCTGCCAGAGTGCTCGGAAAGGCATTTGTGGATATTAACCGACAGATTAAGCCCAACATTGAATATGTATTCGAGGGCGGTCGAGGCGGTCTAAAATCCTCATTCGTAGCTTTTAAGATTGTTGAACTTATCAAAAATAATCCTCAGATGCACGCCTGCATTACAAGACAGGTGGCCGGTACTCTGAAAGATTCTGTATATGCCAATATGAAGTGGGCTATCAATGAACTTGGATTGATGGAAGAATTTGAATGCAAGGTGTCACCACTTGAGATCAAGTATATTAAGACGGGACAGACAATATACTTCCGTGGTCTGGACGATGAAACTAAGCTAAAATCCATTAAGCCGGAGTTTGGCTACATTGGAATCCTCTGGAAAGAAGAAAAAGATCAAATGAAGGGAGATGCTCAGGAACGCTCTGTTAATCAGTCAGTGCTTCGTGGTGGTGATGAATCCTATGATTTTTCATCATACAATCCGCCAAAATCAAAATCAAATTGGGTAAACAGGATTAAACTGATACCTAACCCGAAAAGAGTTATTCATCATTCGAGTTATCTGGAAGCCCCGGCGGAGTGGCTCGGACAGAAGTTTATTGACGATGCAGCACATCTGAAAGAAATCAATCCAGAAGCCTATGAACATGAATACCTAGGTGTCCCGAACGGTGACGGCGGAAACGTATTTGAATATCTCGAAATCAGAGATATTACAGATGAAGAAATCAGCCGCATGGATCGTATTTTCGCTGGCGTAGATTATGGATGGTACCCGGACCAGTTCTGTTATCTCCGAACTTATTATGATTCTGCTAGAGAAAAAATATATCTGATTGACGAACTGTATGTAAATAAATGGAGCAACTCCAAGACCGCTGATTGGATTAAGAAAAAAGGCTATGATGATTACACAATGATATGTGATTCTGCGGAACCTAAATCTGTGAACGACTTCCGGGATGCCGGACTTCCTGCAAGAGGAGCAATCAAAGGACCGGGAAGTATCGAGTATGGTTTCAAATTCTTACAGACAAAGACTATAGTCATTGACCCGAAGCGAACACCGAACGCATATAAAGAAATCACAGAATATGAGTACGATCGGGACAAAGAGGGAAATGTAATAAGTGGTTATCCTGACGGAGATGATCATGCAATCTCGGCACTTAGATATGCTTATGAGCCGTTGTTTAACAGGAGAGGTTACAGTGCATAATGGGACTTATAACAACACTAAAAAGGTGGTTTAACATGATTTTCAAAAAACAAGCTGAAGAGGATTTCAATATCCAAGCGGCAGAATTTCCAGAAATGGAATCACTGATTAACCGGTGTGCGAACATCTACAGGGGCGCACCGGAATGGCTAGATGATAAGGATAATATCAAGACGATTAATTTTGCTAAATCTGTCTGCTCAGAGACAGCTCGACTCGCAACATTGGCGATCGGCATTCAGATAGATGGCTCCGCAAGGGCTACATGGCTACAGGAACAGATTGACAAAGTGTATTTCCAGATTCGTCACTGGGTAGAATATGGATGCGCTTATGGAACAGTATTTATTAAGCCAAATGGTGAAAGCATTGACGTATTTACTCCGGCAGATGTGATGATCGTGGACTATGATAATCAGGAAATTAAGGGAATCATATTCAAGGATTCTTATACTGTTGGACGGAAATACTATACACGGCTTGAATATCATAGATTTGTTGAGACTACCGTGGATGGCGTGACGACCTATCCGTACTACGTTTCTAATAGAGCCTATGTGTCAAAATCCCCTCAGTCAATCGGCGATAAGATTGACCTTAAACAGACCAAATGGGCTGACCTCATGGCAGATACACCACCAATTCTCAAGGCAAACGGTGAGAAACTGGACGGACCGCTATATGGAGTATTGCGGACACCGCAAGCGAATAACGTGGATATTAATGCACCATTGGGCTTGCCAATATTTGCCGAAGCTATCGAAGAACTAAAAGACCTCGACATTGCATACAGCCGAAATGCCGGAGAGATTTTCGATTCTCAGAAGATTGTTCTGGCAGATGATAGACTGCTGATGCCAAGTGGCACACCTGTAGCAGCCATGTCACCACAGGGCATGGAGAACAGACGCAATGAGATGAACTTACCGCACTTTGTCAAGAATGTATTCGGACAGGATGAAAAAGAGTTCTATCAAGAAATCAATCCGCAGCTCAACACAGATACCCGTATAAGCGGTATAAATGCCCTTTTAAGCCAGTTAGGGTACAAGATTGGATTCTCCAACGGATACTTTGTTTTTAACGAATCTAGCGGTATTCAGACTGCTACAGGAGTAGAAGCGGAACAGCAGAGGACAGTCCAGTTTGTTAAAGACGTTCGAGACAAGTTGGAATCCTGTCTGGATGAAGCAATCTACGCGTTGAACGTTTACGCTGACCTGTACGGACTTGCATCAGTCGGAGCATACGAGGTCAATTATGATTTCGGAGATATTCTGTATGTGCGTGAAAACGACCGTGCAAGATGGTGGCAGTATGTGACCACTGGCAAGGTTCCGGCATGGCTGTATTTTGTAAAATTCGAGGGAATGACTGAAAATGATGCAAAAGCAATGGTTGAAGAAGCTCAGCCAGACGAACCAAAACTGTTTGGAGATGAATAGTTATGTTAAGCCCAGAATATTTACGCCGGATAACAGAGGGCAGCGAACAAATTGCAGAAGAACTGCATCAGTACATCATCTCTGAGATCGTATCGCGGATGATGGCAAGAATCGGCAGAGGTGAGGACTATATTCTGACCAATGCTGATGCGTGGAGAATTAGAACGTTACAGGAATCTGGCGAACTGCTAGAGGACATTCTAGCAGAACTATCCAAATATACCAAACGTGAACAACAGGAACTTCTTGAAGCGTTTGAAGATGCCGGAATCACTGCAATGAACTATGACGATAAAGTCTATAAGGCAGCAGGATTAAGCCCTGTACCGCTCGAACAGTCCCCAGCAATGATAAGGCTCATGGAGCGCAACATGCTTGCAACCATGGGCGAGTGGAAGAATTTCACACGAACAACCGCAAGTGCCGCTCAGAGGCTATATATCGAGCAATGCGACCTTGCATATAATCATGTAATGACTGGGGCGGTTGGGTATACGCAAGCCATTAAAGAAGCAGTTAATAACGTTGTGAGTGATGGCGTATATGTTGAATACATAAACAAAGAGACAGGAAAGAAAAGACGCGATACGATTGAAACCGCAGTTGCACGTTCTGTCAGAACTGGTGTGGCACAGGCGTGCGCTGATATTCAGTTGGCAAGAATGAAAGAAATGGGATATGGCTTAGTGCTGACATCGGCGCATATAGGAAGCCGCCCAAGCCATGAAGTGTGGCAAGGGCAGGTATTCTCTATAGACTGGGAAAAATTAAAAGAAATCAAGCCTTATCTTTAACAGAATCGAGATACAATGAAATTGCTTTATCGAGTATTTTGCTGATAGGTATTCCAGTATCATCAGAATACGATTTTAATTTTTCATAAATTTCACGATCAATAGCATTTGATATTGCTACACGGTTTTTTAAACCTCTGTTATTTGACATTTTATTCAACTCCTTTCATACTAAAGTTTATCATAACTTTCAACTACTTGCAATTAAAATAAAATAATGATATAATTGAATGTAGATAAATGTAGTTGAAAGGAGAAAACGCAATGACTTTTGAAGAATTTTGTATTAAAAATGGTAAAAAAGAAAAACCACTTTCAGGGAAATCCTACAGATATTCTCACGGAATGGCAGGAACTCGATTATACAAAATATGGGCAGGCATGAAAATAAGAACATCTGAAAAGGCACAGCCTCATAACAAAGTGGCGTATTTTGATAGAGGAATAACAGTATGTGATGAATGGAAAGAATTCAAACCTTTTTTATTATGGGCTTACACAAGCGGGTACGAAAAAGAACTTACAATAGACAGGATAGATGTTAATAAAGGGTATTCTCCTGATAATTGTCGGTGGGTGCCATTAGAATGGCAAAACAACAATAAACAAAGCAGTTGGAAAATTAAATACCAAGGAGATACAAAAACCGTAGGTGAATGGGAACATTTCTTTGGCGTTCATCGTGAATATATAAGAAAAAGGCTTAATCATGGATGGACTTTTGACGAAATTGTAGAAAACATAAAAAATCCCACAACATTAAACAAGAACAATAAAAGTGGTATAAAGGGAGTTTTATTTGACAATAATCATTCAAAATGGAGAGCTTATATTTCTGTAGGCGGAAAACGCGTAGAAGATCGAGTTTTTAAAACCAAAGAAGAAGCAGTGATGGCAAGGAAACAAATGGAATTAAAATATTGGGGATATACAAATATTGAGTAATTATGGGGTGGCTATTTATGAATAAAAAACATACTTATCCTGATTTTATTGAAAATTGTCATTATGGCGAAGCCGATGGAATATGTGGAGTAAATTGCAGGCATCATTTTTCGGTTTGGGTGGAAGGAATGCCGAATCCCTATGCAGAACTATCAGCACAGGACAAAGCCGACAAAGGTAAGCAGTACGAAAAAGAACAGCGGCAACGTACTTATGAACGGAGAATCCGCAAAACGAAGCGTGAAGTTCTCGGACTGCAAGCAGGAGTTGACAATGCACCGAATGAAAAGGCTAAATTCGCATTACAGCAAGACCTTGACCGGAAGTCTTATCTTTTGCAGAAACAAAATGCTGCATACAAAGATTACTGCAAGCAAAACGACCTGAGAGAACTGCAAGACCGACTTATGATAGCAAAGTGGAACCGCCAGAACGCCGCAAAAGCCAGAGGAGCGGCGAAACGGTATAAAACAGCAAAGGGGATTGACTGATGAGCAAATGGGAATATTACAATCCAAATCCTGCCGGGAATCGAGTCGGAGATTGTGCTGTCCGGGCAATATGCAAAGCAACCGGGTTTGACTGGGAAACGGTATTTGCCGGATTAATGATACAGGCATGTACTCTGTCAGATATGCCAAGTGCAAATTATGTCTGGGGAGCGTATCTCTATAAGCATGGATACAGACGTAAACTGATTGAACAGTCAGAACGATATATCTATACAGTCAACGACTTTTGTACAGATCATCCGACAGGTACGTACATCCTCTGCATAGATGGTCATGTGGTGACAGTACAAGAGGGCAAATATTTCGATACATGGGATAGCGGTAATGAAATCCCGGTATATTACTGGGAAAAGGAGTAGCTAAATGAGCATATCAGAATTTGTACAAATATTCCTTTCAATCTGCGGAGGGGTGTCCATTGTCGGAGGGGCGGCAGCCGTAATCTTTAAATGGATTACACCGGCGTTTCGACTTAATAAGCGAGTAGAGACACTGGAAGAACATGATAGACGAGATTATGAAAGTCTTCGGAGAATCGCAGAACGAGATTCATTAATCCTGGAAGTGTTATCAACCATGTTGGACAGCCAGATCAGTGGGAATAATGTCGAGGAGTTAAAAAAAACAAAGCAGAAGCTCACGGAGTATCTTGCACAGAATCAGCGTTAGCATTAGTAAGGGGTATGCTCATGAAATTATATGTGTTCACAAAGAAAGATATAGACAGATTCTTGTTAGAGTGTAATTTCACGCCGGACGAAGAAAGATTGTTCCGACTGAGATGTAAGGAACATACGCTCGAATACTGCGCTGAACAGATGAATGTGAGCATATCAACGGCGAAACGATTAAGTCGCCGAGTAAACAATAAAATAATCAAAGTGTGTTGATACTTTTTAGACACTAATTAGAGCCAGAAACGACCTGTTTCCGGCTCTTTTTTTGTGCAAAAATATAATCAGAAAGGCGGTGTATAAGATGGCATTATATAACAATCCTTATCAGTATAGTTTTGGCGTTCCGGGGCAAATGAATCAATTTCAGCAACAGCCTGTCCAGATGCCAGCTCAACCAGTGCAACAGCAGCAGAACAATAATGGCATCCTGTGGGTGTCTGGCGAAGTCGGTGCAAAATCGTATCTGGTCGCACCCGGGACAAGTGTTTTACTGATGGACAGTGAGAGTGAAAAATTCTTTATAAAATCCACAGATGTTTCCGGCATGCCACAGCCATTACGGACGTTTGAGTATCATGAGGTAGGCACTCATATGCCGCCTAAACAGCCTGTTCAGAACATGGACAGTAAATATGTCACCAGACAGGAATATGACGATTTGAAGGGCAAATACGAAGCTATCATAAACCGATTAAATTCTTTTTCTGAACCTGTTAGGGCTAATACCGTGCAGGAATCAGCAATCAAGGGAGGAAATGCAGATGAGTAATCCATTATTTAACGCGCTTGGTGGTGGAATGCCGCAGGGGAACGGGCCAATGCAGATGATACAACAGTTTGTACAGTTTAGGCAAAATTTTAAAGGAGACCCGAAAGCAGAAGTTGAGAAGATGTTGCAGTCTGGGAAGATTTCTCAGCAACAGCTTAATCAAGTTCAGCAGATGGCAGGACAGTTTCAACACATGCTGAAAGGAATGAAATAGTACATTACAATCTGGCCAGATTGATGTAAATACACAATAAAGGAGATTATATTATGGATGGAAATTATAGCTTAGCAGATATTGCTGCTGCTACTGGAAACGGCAGAAATAATGACGGCATGTTTGGTGGAGATGGTAGCTGGTGGATTATTGTTTTATTCATTTTTGCTTTCTTCGGATGGGGAAACAACGGCTGGGGCAATAATGGAAACGGCGGTGGATATACAGCCACAGCAGCTACTCAGGCAGATATTCAGAGAGGATTTGACAATTCCGCAGTAATCAGCAAGCTTGACGGAATCAATAGCGGCCTGTGCGATGGATTTTATGCCATGAACAACGGTATGCTTACCGGATTCAATGGAATCAACACAAACATCATGCAGACTGGCTTTGGAATTCAGCAGGCAATCAATGCTGATACTGTAGCTAATATGCAGAGCACCAATGCTTTACAGGCACAGCTTGCGAACTGCTGTTGTGAAACTAGGGAAGCTATCCAGGGCGTAAATTACAACATGGCACAGAATACCTGCGCATTGCAGAACACAATGAACAGTAACACAAGAGACATTATCGACAGCCAGAATGCAGGAACAAGAGCAATTCTTGATTATCTTTGCAACGAAAAGATTTCTAACTTGCAGGCTGAAAACAATGACCTCAGACGTGCCGCTTCTCAGGATCGCCAGAGCGCACTGCTCACAACCGCGATGGCTTCTCAGACACAGCAGCTTATTAATGCGATTAATCCAGCACCGATTCCGGCATATCAGGTTCCTAATCCGAACACATATTACGGATGTGGATGCAACACCGGATGTAATTGCTGATAACTTCATATCGAGAGTATCTTTCGATTGATTCGGATGTCGGCTTATGCCGTATTACACAGAGGGGCAGGCTGAGACCTGTCCTTTTGTGATATGAAAGGGGTAAAAATTATGGCAGAATTTACAAATGTAGCTGCTCAGACGGTAGCAGCAAATGGAAACGTAGTGTTTTCAAACACAGCAGTTAAAGGTTCTAACTGCATTCAGCACAGAGAGGGAAGTGGAATTATTACGCTGAGAGGACTTACTAACCAGTGCAAAGCGAGATTCTTTGTGGATTTTTCTGGCAATATCGCAATTCCAACAGGCGGTACTGTTGAAGCTATTTCTCTGGCTATTGCAATCTCTGGTGAGCCGGTATTATCTTCGCAGATGATCTCCACACCGGCAGCAGTAGGCCAGTACAATAATGTGTCCTCTGGTATCTATATTGATGTACCTCGCGGATGCTGCGTTAATATCGCGGTAGAAAACACAAGCGATCAGGCAATTTCTGTTGCGAACGCAAACATTGTCGTAACCAGAGAAGCGTAGGAGGTGTGATTATGAGAGACATTAAGGATTTATGTGCAAGAATCGAAGACGAGCTGTCCAAAATCGCTGATAATGGACTGACTACTGGAAATCTGGAAATGACATACAAACTGATTGATATGTACAAAGATATAAAGAACACGCAGTACTGGGATAAGAAAGTGGAGTATTACAACACTGTCCTTGATGAGATGCGTGGTGGATACAATGACGATTACAGCGAACGCGGAAGAAAGCGCGACAGCATGGGGAGATACAGCTCAAATGACGGCAGAATGATGCCAGATTACGACCGGGGCAGTTCTTATGCCAGACGTGGTGAGCATTATGTTAGAGGACATTACAGCCGCTCTGACGGACGAGATGCTTATGACGACTATATGACGCAGAAACAGAGCTATCGTTCCGGCAAGTCTGAAGACTGCAAAAGAAAGATGCTCGCCGCCCTGGAAGAACATCTGGACGAACTTACTACAGAAATGAGCGATATGTCCAAGGATGCAGAGTGCCGGGAAGAACGTGATCTTGTCAAGAGATACGTAGAAAAACTCCGTGATATGCTCTAAAAATGTAAAAGTGGTAGAGAGGTAGTTAAAAGAAATCTGTTATAATGTAATTGTGTAGCAGGAAGCACAAGTAAAACGGTTGTTTTGACATTTTCGTTTTAATCCTCCTTTCTTTAATTTTTTGTAGCTGGTGCGCACGCTTTAATGGAAAGTTAAACAGGTTCGAATCCTGTCGTGCGTATTTGCCATCTGGCACGCAAGATGGTTCACCTCCTTGATTAAGGTTTTTGTTATTCATACTTTTCTTTTTAAAAAAAGAAATAAATATCCGAAACAACTCGTGGCAGGCATGACACGTTAAACACCTTGCTAACCCGGGAATCCGGGTTGATGGAATGTAGCTCAGTGGTAGAGCAGTAGCCTTACAAGCTATGTGCCGTAGGTTCGATTCCTGCCTTTCCGTTTACCTTGCCAGTGGTCTAACTGGCTTAATCCATTACCTGCGGCGGCAGGTCAATAAACACGACCAGGAGGATGTTATGCAGAAACTTATTGACACTTTAAAATCATTTGGAATTGAAATCCCGGAGGATAAACAGGCAGATGTAAAGAAAGCACTCTCTGAGAATTACAAGAATGCAAAGGAAGTTGCAAAAACTCTGTCAAAAGTCGAGGGAGAACGTGATGACTGGAAAGTACGTGCTGAGACAGCAGAAGAAACCTTAAAAAGTTTTGACGGTATCGACCCGGCAAATATTAAAAGCGAGTTAGAGACTTGGAAACAGAAAGCGGCAGATGCAGAGAAAGAATTCAATGCAAAAATCTACGACCGTGATTTCTCGGATGCTCTGAAAGCGGCACTCGATGACGTTAAGTTTTCCAGCGAAGCGGCAAAGAAATCAGTCATGGCAGACATCAAAGAAGCAGGATTAAAGCTGAAAGACGGCAAAATTCTCGGATTAAATGATCTGATTGAGCAGATGAAACAGTCTGATGCATCCGCTTTTGTGGACGAATCTCAGCAGCAGGCTCAGCAGAACCAGGCAAGATTTACCACTCACGTTGGACAGCAGCAGACACCGGGAAGTATGACCAAAAAAGATATCGAAGCGATCAAAGACTCGTCCGAGAGACAGGCTGCAATTGCTCAGAATATCCAGTTATTCCAGTGATTTTTACACCGACTATACACCAGAGTATAGCCGCTAACCCAATACCTTAACAATTATGGGTAGAAAGGATTTTTTATGCCAGCAAAAACAAATCTTATTATGACTAATGATATCCAGGTAACGGCACGTGAGATTGATTTTGTTACCAGATTCGAAAGAAACTGGGAACACTTGCGTGAGATTCTGGGTATCATGAGACCTATCAAAAAGCAGCCGGGTGCTGTACTCAAGTCCAAATACGCAGAGGGTACTTTACAGCGTGGAAATGTTGGTGAGGGTGAGGAAATCCCTTACAGCAAGTTTACCGTAAAAGAAAAGACCTATGCGGAAATGACTATCGAAAAGTACGCAAAGGCTGTATCTATCGAAGCAATCAAGGACCACGGTTATGAGAACGCTGTTCAGATGACTGACGATGAGTTCCTTTTCCAGCTTCAGACTGATGTTACCGGCAGATTCTATGACTATCTGAAAACCGGTACACTTACTTCCACAGAAACAACATTCCAGATGGCTCTGGCAATGGCTAAGGGTCGTGTTGAAAACAAATTTAAACAGATGCACAGAAATGTGACTGGCGTTGTTGGATTTGTCAACATTCTGGACGTATATGAATATCTCGGAGCAGCTGAGATCACTATTCAGAATCAGTTCGGATTCCAGTACATGAAGGACTTTATGGGATTCAATACAATCTTCTTACTGTCCGACAGCGAGATTCCGAGAGGACAGGTTATTGCTACCCCTGTCGAGAACATCGTTCTGTATTATGTTGACCCGAACGAATCTGACTTCGCAAGAGCAGGGCTTGTATACACCGTATCTGGCGAGACAAACCTGATCGGATTCCACACTCAGGGCAACTACCACACAGCAGTTTCCGAAGCGTTCGCAGTTATGGGACTTACTCTTTTTGCGGAGTACATTGACGCAATCGCAGTAATCACCATTGATGAGACACCAACACTTGGTACTCTGACAGTAACATCTGCGGCAGGAACAGCAACTGGTGATACAAAAATCACTGTAAATCCGGCTAAGGAAAACTCCAACAACGTATACAAATACAAAGTTGCAACAGACGCAGTAACTGTTGGATATGGACAGAACCTCAGGAACTGGACTTCTTGGGACGGAAAAGCTGACATCAAGGCGGCAACCGGACAGAAGATCACAGTAGTTGAGTGCGATGGAACATACAAGGCACTGAATGCCGGAAGTGCGAGCGTAACAGCAAAATCATAAACACAGGAGGTAACTGGCATGGCTTATGTAGATTATAAATTCTATACAGAATCATTCGGCAATGTCGTGCCAGAATCCGACTTTCCACGACTGGCAGAGAGAGCCAGTGATTTTGTGGACACAATGACGTTTGACAGGCTGGTGGACGGACTGCCAACAAACGAACGCTCACAGAAGCGTATCAAAAAGGCGGTCTGTTCATTGGCTGAATTAATGTATCAGATTGAGCTTGCTGAAAAGAATGCTATCAATCAGGCATCGGCAAATGTAACCGACATAAATGTCGGGAACATCTCAACAGGCATTGTAACATCTGTATCTTCTGGCAGTGAATCCATCTCTTACGCAACACCTCAACAGATTGGGGCGAGTGCAAAAGAATGGAGCGCGGTATATGCCGCCGCCGGAGATGCGCAGAAAACGAACGACTTACTCTTAAAGACGGCTTTGCCGCTTCTGATGGGAGTAAGGACGGATGATGGCATACCGATATTGTATGCGGGAGTGTGAGTATGAAATATGTACGAATAAAACCGACTATAATTGAAGCTATTCAGTGTTTTGCCACTCCTAAAGGTATAGCTCAAATTGAAAAATTTGTTGGCAATTCGGTAAAAATTAATAACAAATTTAGCCCACCTAACATTGAGATTTCCGCATATCCTGCTCCATTTAGAGATGGCGAAATGGCTGATTCGGTACTCGTAGAGCCTGGGGATTACGTCTTGTGTGATGAAGAAGGATATTTCGATACAATGACAAAGGATGAGTTTGAAGAAGAATTTAAGGAGGTATCTGAATAATGGACATTTCAACATTAGGCTCATGTATCGCAATCGTTATGATTTGCTACATCGTAGGAATGGGCTGTAAAGCATCAAAAAGAATCTCTGATGAATGGATTCCAGTAATCATGGCGGTTATTGGCGGAATTCTCGGAGCTGTCGGAATGGGAATTATCCCGGATTTCCCGGCATCGGACTATATCACGGCGGTTGCAGTCGGTATGTTTAACGGATTGTCGGCAACCGGAGTAAATCAGGTTATTAAGCAGACAGTACGGAAAGAATGATTAAGGAGAGGGTATCATGTATAGCAAAACTGTGACGATTTTTGATTATTATGAATCAGCCACGACAGGAGATGCGTACTGGTATCCTCATGTTTTATCTGGCGTTGACCTGATTACGGACAAAGGAGCAATCCTTAAAAAGTACGGGCCAGACGCAACTGACAACGCACAGTTACACATCCGTTATACTGTCCAGAACGGCGATATAACCATTACTGATAAGGGCGGCAAGATTCTTCCATGGGTGCCGCCTAAAGAGTGGAAACAGCAGATTAACAACGCTCTGGAAGACACTATCACATTCTCGGACGAGTCATTCTTCTGGGAGGGTGAGTGGACTGGTGGAACGGTATCTGATGGTGATTATCGGAATGGATTCTACCAGTACATGAACGAGAACAAGGATAATGTGTTTAAGATTACCAGTGTAGGCGGTCCATATACACTGATTCCACACTTTGAGATTCTAGGTAAGTGATATGAGTAAGATTCATCATTTTAAAGGATTCTCCGTAGTCGATGGAGATATGAAAATCAAGTTAAATATGGACAGGTTCTCCAGACAGTACCAAGAAGCCCAGTATCTCCTTGATGGAATGGTTATGGACAGTATGGTGCCGTTTATGCCGATGATTACAGGGGACTTTATCAACCGAACAAGAGTTGAGAGTACATCCTTACAAGGAACTGGGAAAGTATGCGCGGCGGCGGCTCCTTATGGACGTTTTCTGTACGAGGGGAAAGGAATGGTTGATGAAGCAACTGGAAGTCCCTACGCGAGACGTGGAGCAAAGAAAGTTCTCGTCAGTCAGTTTTCTGGCCGGACAGCCGCAAAGGAAAATCTTGAATACACCAAACAAGCTCACCCACAGGCACAGGCAAAGTGGTTTGATGCCGCTAAACGGCAATATGGTGACACATGGGTTCGCAAAGTAAAAGCACAGGCAGGAGGTGGCAGGCATAGCAGATAAACCTATCGGAAAAGACGCAACCGGATACGAAATTCTGACAGATGCCATGAAAGCACTTCTGAACCAGTATCCGGGACTGTATGAAAATGAAACAATCAAGTTTGAAGAACTTGGCAAGGAATCAGGAATTGCGTTCTCGGCAGATAATGGAGCTTTGATTTATTCAGAAAAAGAAGATGTTTGTGGCGTAATGCACCAGGTATGCCAGTACCCATTTTACGTGGTATATCGCACAGCATCCGACAAGGAAAGGCAGAAGCTATCCGTTCAGAAGTTCCTAGATAATCTCGGTAAATGGATATGCCGAGAACCAGTTATCATAAATGGCTCTGAGACACACTTAAATGCGTTTCCAGAGCTTTCGCAGGGGCGAGTGATAAAACGTATCACCCGTGATAACTCCTATGGTTTAGAGCCACAGGAGAACGGCGTACAGGATTGGTTATTGCCATTGTCAGTACGCTACGAAAACACTTATGAAGTAATATAACAAGTAACAACCGGCTATCAATAGGAGATAGTCGCTAACCTACACAGCCTTTTAAAAGTTATAGGCAGAAAGGACATTTCTATGGCAGTTACAGGCAAAATTGACCGTAAATATATGGCTCATTACATCGACGCAGGTTCTCTCTGTGGGGGGCTGACGCCGAAATATGAGCGTCTTGGGAAAGATCTGGAAGAGTACAATGTAGAACTCAATCCAGACACCGAAACATCTAAAAACATTCTTGGAGAATCCACATTTAAACATAACGGCTACGAAGTTTCTTCTGATGCTGATCCGTTCTATGCAGACACCACCTCTAATCTGTTCACAGCATTACAGAAGATCGTAGATGGACGTCTCAAAGACGACAACCTCAAAACAAAAGCAGTTGAGGTTCACCTTTGGACAGAAGCCACAGCAGGCAAGTATGAAGCATATCAGCAGGACTGCTACGTTGTGCCGACCTCCTACGGCGGTGATACATCTGGCTATCAGATTCCGTTTACCGTCAATTATACCGGCGAACGAGTAAAAGGAAAATTTGATATCAATTCCGGCACATTTACAGCTGACAGCGAATAATTTTTTTAGGAGGGCATAGAAAATGGCAAAAACAATTAATACAAACATTGATGATGGATTTCTTCTTTTCACATTCACGAACAAGCAGGGTGAAGTGTTCTCTTCATTCAAACTGAATCCTACCGACATCAACATTGCAGCAAGAGCGGAAGAATTGGAAACTTTCTTTGAACAGGCTCAGGAATCTGTTAAAAATGTCTCTTCCGGCAAAGAGATGGCGGAGATTAATAAGCAGATCGAGGACAAAATCAATTATATGCTCGGATACGAAGCATCTAAGGATTTATTCAAAGAACCAATTACCGCAACAACTGTTTTTGGAAATGGTCAGGTGTTTGCCTATATCGTTCTGGACAAAATCAATGAAGCACTTACTCCGGAAATTGAAAAGAGAAAGAAAAAAATGCAGGAAGCGGTCAATAAGTACGTGGAGAAATATACGAAATGACCGCCTATGAGCTACCCACCTCACTGAACATAAGTGGGGTGGATTTTTCTATCAGAACGGATTTTCGAAAAATAATAGGCATATTAATCGCTCTTGGAAATCCGAATTTTAGCAATGAAGCGAAAGCAATAATTGCTGTTCAGATAATGTACGAAAAATGGTGGGAGATACCAGAAGAAAATTTAAACGAAGCTCTTCAAAAAGCTTATGAGTTTATCGACTGTGGACAGTCGGACGATAATCCAAACCGCCCCAAGCCCCGATTAATGGACTGGGAACAGGATGGAGATATGATTATTCCGGCGGTAAACAAAGTTGCCGGCAAAGAAGTCAGAGCCGTACCGTATATGCACTGGTGGACGTTCTTCGGATATTTCATGGAATCCGGTGAATGCCTGTTCAATACAGTTGTTGGAATCCGGTCAAAAAAGGCAAAAGGCGAACGCCTGGATAAATGGGAAAAGAAATTCTATCAGGAAAATAAGAATATTATTGACATAAAAACACGTCTCAGCGATGAAGAGCAAGCTTATAAAGATAAGCTGAATGAGATGTTGGACCTCAAATAGTTAGGAGGTGGACACATGGCTGCTGATGGCTCAGTCATTATTGATACTAGAATGGACACATCAGGCGTGCAAAACGGCGTATCAGCAATCAGGCAGTCTTTTAACGGACTTGGCAGCGTAGTAAAAAAAATAGGCGTACTGATTGGCGGAGCATTTGCGATTGGAAAACTGACGCAGTTCGGTAAGGAATGCGTAGAACTCGGCTCTAACCTTGCCGAAGTGCAGAACGTGGTCGATGTTACATTCACAACCATGTCGGACAAGGTAAACGAATTTGCAAAGAATGCTATGACCTCTGCCGGACTGTCAGAAACCATGGCAAAACAGTATGTCGGAACGTTCGGAGCAATGTCTAAGTCGTTCGGTTTCTCCGAAGCACAGGCTTACGACATGTCAACAGCTCTGACACAGCTGACTGGTGACGTAGCATCATTTTACAACATCAGTCAGGACTTAGCCTATATCAAACTGAAATCAGTGTTTACAGGTGAAACGGAAACACTCAAGGACCTCGGCGTGGTAATGACTCAGTCGGCACTTGACCAGTACGCACTTGCAAACGGCTACGGCAAAACCACATCTGAAATGACAGAACAGGAGAAAGTGGCTCTTCGTTTGGCTTTTGTGCAGAAACAGTTGTCAGCCGCATCTGGTGACTTCATCCGAACATCTGGCAGCTGGGCGAACCAGGTCAGGGTAATGCAGCTGCAGTTACAATCTCTCAAGGCAACAGTCGGACAGGGATTAATTAATCTCTTCACTCCCGTTTTGAGAGTTATTAATATTTTACTGGGCAAACTGGCAACTCTGGCGAATGCCTTCAAGTCATTTACGGAGTTAATCACCGGGAAAAAATCTTCTGGCCAGACAGGTGCAAGTGGTGCAGGTCTTGTCGGAACAGATGCAATAGCTGATACGGCAGACCAATATGGAAATGCTGCCGACAATGCCGAAAAGCTGGCAGATGCAACAAATGATACAGCAGACGCAACCAAAAAAGCTACTAAGGCGGCAAAAGGATATCTTAGTCCTCTTGACGAAATAAATAATTACTCAACGGATAAAAGTGCGGATTCATCGTCAAAAGTACCGGGCGCAACTGGCGGACTTGCAGATCAGATGAAAGATGCTGTACAAAATGTTGATTACGGAAAAATGGCAAAGGGTGAGACAGTTCTTGATAAGATGTTAAAGCCGTTAAATAAGATAATCAACAGATTTAAAGAACTAGCTAAATTGGTTGCAAAAGGATTCTGGGATGGATTAGGAGATTACGAGCCAATTTTTGACGGAATAAAAAAGGATCTTGATTCTATATGGAAATCCTTAAAGGATATCTTCACTGACCCAAAAGTTACCAAAGCAGCAAATAATTTTTTAGATTCATTTGCATATGCAATTGGGCAAGTTGCTGGCTCATTTGCCAGAATCGGATTGACAATTGCGCAAAACATTATAGGCGGAATCGAAAAGTTTTTAAAGCGAAACACGCAAAGAATAAAGAACTATCTGATAGATATGTTCAATATCGGCTCTGAAATTTCGCAAATCGCAGGGAATCTTGCAGTCGCCTTCGCGGATGTTTTCTCAGTTTTTGGTGGAGAAACCGCACAGCAGATTACTGCGGATTTAATCGGAATCTTTGCTGAAATCGGAATGGTTCTTACAGAAACGGCTGCAAAACTTGGCAGAGATATCCTTAACATGATTGCGCAGCCTTTTATCGACAACAAGGACATTTTAAAGTCCGCAATCGAGGGTAGCCTCGGAGTAATAGAAACTGTAACAAGTGGGGTCTTAACAGTTGTTCAAAACCTTAGTGACGCAATATCGAGGTTATACGATGAACACGTAAAGCCGTTCTTTGATTCTATAGCGAATGGATTATCAAGCATATTTGAGACTCTGATAACTGGATACAACACCTATGTTCTTCCAGTTTTGCAAGGACTGGCAGAACAGTTCAAAGGGCTATTAGAGGGACCATTAGGGGATGCGATTTTAAAGATAGAAACATTCCTCGGAAAACTCATTGATTCTCTGAAACTTCTGTGGGAGTCGGTATTAGTGCCTTTGATTAACTGGATAATCGCGAATTTGCTTCCGGTCGTGGCAGAAATAATTAACGTTGTAGGCACCGTAGCAATAAAAGTTATGAAATCATTAATTAAAATAATTGGTGATGTAGCAGATACACTGAGCGGAATCATTGATTTTCTTGTCGGCGTTTTCACAGGAGACTGGGAACTGGCTTGGCAGGGAATAAAAGAGATTGCGGATGGAGCATGGAGTTTTATCAAAGATGTTGTGTCAGGTGCGTGGGAGATAATTAAAACCGTAACAAAAGGCGCGTTGAGTATAATAAAGAGCATCATCAGTACTGCTTGGAATGCGATTAAAGCATTGACTTCAACAATCTGGAACGCAATCAAAAAGACACTTTCTGGCCTTTGGAGCTCTCTTAAATCCACAGCCAGCACAGTATTTAATGCAATTAAAACAAAAGTTGCGAGCGTATGGGATAGCGTAAAGAATAAAACATCCCAAGTATGGGAAAATGTAACTACATTTGTTTCTAATAAAGTAGAAGCGATAAAAAATGCTATCATCAATAAGTTTAATGCCGCCAGAGATGCAGTCAGATCTGCATTTGAAGGCATTGTGGATTTTATTAAAGCTCCGATTAATCAGGCAATCAGCATTGTTAATAATGCAGTTGGGATGATTAATAATGCAATTGGTGGAATTGAATCTGCATTTTCCTTTGGACCCTGGACTGTTCCAACACCGTTTGGTTCAAAGACTATTGGATTTCATGCGACATTTCCACGTATCGGAACTATCCCATATCTGGCCAGTGGCGCAGTTATTCCGCCAAGGTCAGAATTCCTTGCGGTATTAGGTGACCAGAAGAAAGGAAATAACCTGGAAGCACCGGAAAGCCTATTACGGCAGATCGTCCGGGAAGAGTCAGGAAAAGGGCAGGGAGATGGAAATACCTACAATGTTACAGTTAATGCATCTGGCAGAAAACTGTTAGATATTATTATCAGTGAAGCTGAAATGAGAAGAAACCGGAATGGGAAGAACCCATTTGAGTTAGCGTAAGGAGAAGAATATGGCGCAGGAACAATTCAAGATAGACAACGTTGTTATAAGAGCACCGGACAGCTACAAGCCGGTGTTCGCAACCACTTCTACGGAAGATTCTAAAAGAAGTCAGGATTTGATTATGCACAATACACCAATGGGAACAATTGGTGGGTATGACATGCAATGGGGCGAGCTTACATGGGCTGAAATAGCAACCATACTAAATACTGTACTTAACAAGAGCCAATTTACATTCCACCACAAAGACCCAACTGTTCCGGGAAGATGGATAGACAGAACATTCTACGCATCAAATTTTAATATGGCTGCGCAAACTTTGAAAGACGGGGAAGAAAAGTGGACGGATTTGTCTATTAATGTAAGGAGGATTGAGCCGATTTGATAAATGTATCTACTCAGTTGAAGAAAGAATCTCTTACAAACAGGAATTATTACGTGACAGCAAATGTTACATTGTCAAATGGTACAACTCTTAAGCTAGGCAAAAAAGACTTTTATCTGTCTGGAAATAGTCTCGTAGATTCAGCAGACTCTGGGGACTTCCCGGTGGGTGTAGCAATAGAAAAAACGGCAAGTTTATCATTGGTAAATGATGACGGGCGCTTTGACGGATATAATTTTAACGCCGCAAGGTTTGTTATCTTTCTCAATGTGCAGTTATCCGACAGGATAGAAGCTATAAAGAGAGGTACTTACATTGTGTCGAAAAAGCCTGCAACGGCGAGCGAAATAAGTCTTTCTCTCTTAGATAAAATGCACAATGCTGATAAGACATATGATTCTAACCTGTCTTTTCCTTGTACAGTCAAGGAACTGCTCTCAGAATGCTGCCAGCAATGTGGAATCACTCTTGGAGATGCAATGTTTCCAAATGCGGACTTTCAGATTCGGAAAGCGCCATCTAATGCGACATACCGTACAGTAATCGGAATGTGTGCCGGGATAGCCGGTGGAAATGCAAGAATCGACGAAAATGACTTACTCAGGATTATTACGTTTGATAAGACATTTACCAATACGACTATTTACGATGGTGGAGCAGTAAAGAACTGGACAAATGGTGATGATCTGGATGGCGGCACGCTTAATCCATGGACAATGGGGACTGTGATTGATGGTGGTACGTTAAGCAATAACGATTATCACGCGTTATTTTCAATTCAGAATCTACAATATGACGTAGACGATGTTATTGTAACAGGTGTCAAATATGTAGAAGATGAGACCGAATATATGTCAGGTCAGGACGGCTATGTGATTACTATTGACAATCAGCTATTGTCGGGCAATGCACAGGCAGGAGTCGAAGCTATTGGAAATCAATTAATCGGTTTGCGAATGCGTCCTTTCTCATGCGACGGAATTGCCAACGGATACGCCACTTTTGGCGATCCAGTTGAATTTATTGATACAAAGAATCGTGTCTTTAGATCGTTTGTGACAGATATAGAGTTCGTGTTCGGCGGTTCAACATCATGGAGTTGTAGCGCAAAGAGTGCTGAAGAAGATGCAAGCGAGTTTATTGGTGATCAGCAAACAGCGGTAGAGAAGTCAAAAAAAGATATAGAAAAGAAACTATCTGCCTATGACGTAAAGCTCAAACAAATGAACGAGCTTGCAGCAAACACGCTAGGTTTCTTCTATACAGAGGAAATACAAGAAGATGATTCCGTAATTACGTACCGGCATGATAAACCTACACTTGCTGATTCTAAAGTAATTTATAAGACAGGTGTCGATGGATTCTTTTTGTCAGTAGATGGGGGTCAGACATGGAAAGCCGGCTTTGATAGTAATGGAGATGCCGTTCTGAATATTCTCTATGCCATCGGTATTCAATCAGAATGGATTAATACAAGAGGCTTCACAGCGAAAGATAATAACGGGAATACGACATTAAGAATAGATGCCGACACAGGTGCTGTCACATTAGAAGTTGAAAACTTTACCCTGAAAAGCAGAACTATTGAACAAATTGCCAAGGATGTTGTGGATGGGACAGTTCAAAGCAATGTGACTATCCCGAACTATTATGGCACGTATGTGCCAACATTGCAGAATTATCCAGCATCTGAGTGGAAAAGCGAAGAATATAAAAAGCATGACGGCTCGATATTCATGAACTTCTCTACAAGCCAGGTATATATGTTTTCTGGGACTGATGGTACTTGGCAGGAACTGGATGCTAAAAAAATTGTCAATTTCGAAAGAGTTTTTAATGCTCTGACAGACAATGGCAAACAAGAGGGAATTTATATGCAGAACGGACATCTGTATATAAACGCTTCTTATATTAAATCAGGTCAGATTTCAGCTGATTTGATTAATCTGAAGAACATCAACGTTACAAACAGTTCTGGAACGTCAACATTTGCGATTGATAACTACGGAAATGTTACGCTCAGGCCTAATACATTCGTGTTAGCAAATGGCGATACGATATACAGTATTGCTGAGAACAAGGCTTCAACAGCGCTGTCGAATGCAAAAAATTATACAGACAATGCGCTTAGTAATCTTGATATAGGAAAGATGTCTAAACAAGAGATTATTGATGTGCTAAGTGATAACAGTAGTAATAAAGGCCTGTATCTATCAAATGGCAATGTGTACATGAATGCTGATTATATTAATACAGGCGAATTAGCAGGATGGGAAGTTGGCTACCAGAAGCTTTCGGCAAGTGGCACGTATGGACAAGTAGTGTTAGACGCTTCGGGTGGAGAAATCTATTCAGAGACGAATACAGGAGTATATGTGCCGGGGTACGGCACGTTGTATGGAACACGAATTAGAGGAATCAATCTTTATACAGGAACCGTACATGCAAGTTCAGCCTCGTTTAATAAAAGCGTTTCGGCAGACAGCGTTTCGGCATCAAAAAAAGTTACAGCAGGTACACATGTAGAAGCCAGTGGTCATTTCTATAGTGTCGGAACAGGAACGGACCTTGCAGATGCTTCTATCAGAGGAAAGTTGAAAGTAAGTGGGACAAAATCAAGATCAGTTTCGACGATAGACTATGATGAACAGCTCTTTTACTGCTATGAAATGCCAACCCCATTCTTTGGAGATATCGGTGAGTCTGTAATATCGGATGACGGAACTTGTATGATTGACATAGATGATATCTTTCAGGAATCTGCAAATGTCGGCATTAAATATTATGTGTTCTTGCAAAGAGAAGGAGAGGGCGACTGCTGGATAGCTGAGAAAGAGCAGAATTATTTTATTGTAAAAGGAACTCCGGGACTTAAATTTTCGTTCGAAATCAAAGCAAGACAAGTCGAATATGAACATATGCGATTTACTGACCCGGGAGATACGGCCTATACAGACGCAAGAGATATAGAAATCCCGGAACCAAATTATGAGTCAGAAGAAGCAGAGGTCTTGGAACCAGATTATGAATCAGAGCTTATTAACGACAGATTAAGCATTATCAATCAGATGGAGGTAATATCATGAAAAAGATTTTAACAAGTTTTATGAATCTTAGCACTGGAGAAGGAAGTCGAATTGCATATACATATTCAGAAGTAGATGAGAATACAGGAAGTATTATCAGTCAGAACAATAAAGGCAATTTCCTTATAATGGATGACAATGTGCAGAAAAATCTTGATTCTGTAAAGAATTACATAAGGAATAATTTCCTTTCATAAGGAGGTAAGTCTAATATGGCTGATACATATACAATACAATTCCGGCGCGGTATGTATGCCGATTTTGATACGTCAAAAATTCGTCCCGGAGAGCCCGTTGCGATTCTTGGCAATGACCCGTCCGTTCCATCTGGTAAAGCTTTGTATATTGCGTTTGCAGCTAATGATGTAAGGCGTTTGTGTTCCATTGAGGATATTTCAGAGATGGTGAATGCCGGAGAATTTGTTGGTCCGCAGGGTCCAAAAGGTGAAAAGGGAGATAAAGGCGATCCGGGAGAAAAGGGTGCGGATGGTACCGTAGCATTTGAATCGTTAACTCCCGAGCAGAAAGAATCGCTAAGAGGAATATCTATTAAGTCAGCTTCTGTTGACACAGACGGAAATCTGACAATAATGTTTTCGGATGGAGACAGTGAAGACGTTGGTAATATTATGGGTCCGCAGGGAATCCAGGGACCCAAAGGTGATAAGGGCGATGTTGGGCCGCAGGGACTCAAGGGTGATAAGGGCGATGTTGGGCCAAAAGGCGACAATATGAGTGATGAACAGGCGCAGCAGATCGAGCAGAATAAAACAGACATTGCTTCACTGAAAACGGAAACTGGTTCACTAAAGGAAGATATATCCACCAAAATCACTAAGTTCTACGCCAGTAATCAAGGGGAGACGCATCTGGCAGACTCTGATGACGGAAAGATCATGGATATGGTGCTGTATGGACGGAGCGAGCAGAAACAGTATAGTGGGAAGAATTTGCTGAATCCTACGTTACAGACTACTACACAGAATGGTGTTACTTGTACGAATAACGGTGATGGGACTTATACTGTAAATGGTACAGCGACAGGCATTGCAGTTTTTATTGTATATTATAATTTTGCAGATGTATATGGTAGTGCAAGCTCCCTTAAAATGGTTGGTTGTCCTAGTGGTGGTTCAGCACAAAAGTATTTTCTCCGATCATACAGAAAAGGTGGAAATCCAGAAATCTTAGATGAGTATGGTTCTGGAATATCAATTGGCAGTTTTAAAGAATCTGAAAGTAACATAGCAATTATAGTTAAAAGTGGCGCAACAGTAAATAATCTAATATTTAAGCCAATGCTTACAACAGATACAACAGCTACTTATGCAGATTTCGAACCCTACACCGGCGGCATCCCAAGCCCAAACCCTGACTATCCGCAGGAGATTAAGAGCGTGGTGAATCCGACTGTGAAGGTGTGTGGGAAGAATTTGGCTCAGCCATTAATGCCAACTACTACAGTAGATGGTGTTACAGTCACAAATAACGGTGATGGTACATATACATTGAATGGAACAGCGATAGCCAATGCAACTTTTCGCCTTGACCAATCAGGCTATGGGAAAGCAGATAATTTAAAAAAATATAAGGGTACTTATACTTTTAGTAGAAGTAATACTTCATACGAAGCAAGAGTTATGCAACATAACACATGGAAACAAGTGATGTATCTTGGTATCGGTTCACAAAGCATTACAAAAAAAATTGACATTGATGATTGCTTTGTATTTATTAGTACAAGCAAAGGTACGACTTATAATAACGTACTGGTTGACCTCCAAATCGAATTCGGTTCCACCGCAACCGCCTTTGAACCCTACCACGAACAGACCGCCACCCTCCCATACACATTGAATGCCATCCCTGTATCAGCAGGTGGCAACGTCACAATTGATGGTCAGCAATATATCAGTGATTATGCAGATGTGGAACGTGGGAAGCTGGTAAATATGGTTGATTCTTCTAAGTTAGATAATACACAATCTATTGTAAACAAAACCGAATGGTTGTTAGCAAAACCACAAGAAATTGACTTAACACAGGAAGAAGTACAGGCATTCAAGACGTTTGTTACATATTATCCAACTACAAATATCAGCGTCAATAGCAAACAGCTTGACGGATATACAGTATTCAACTATCCAATAAGTATGGCAAATGGGTGGAATTATGTCAAAAAGCAACTTAACGATAACCGTGACTATATCTACGACATGGACATGCAGAGCGCAGAAGCTTATGTCAACAGTGAATATGCAGTAGCATTAACAGAATTGGAGGTATGATTATGTTATATAGAACATTATTAAAACTTAAAGAAAGAAACGGTCTGACAGACGATTTAAAGAATAAGATTGATATTTTCTTCGCAACGGGCAGGATTACAGAGGAGCAGTACAATGAGCTGATGGATATTAATAAAGAAGAAGAACCGAAAGCGGAAACTAATTAACTAAAGAGGGCTTTAGTTAACCAGAATCTTTTATAAAATTTATAAATACCTATCCAGATAAAATAGTCTAATTGTGTCAGTATAAAATATAGGAGATTTACGCATGACAAACGAACAAAAAACAGTTCTCAGGAAGATTATTTATGCGGTCGAAACTGGCGGACAGGTCTATGGACAGCAGGATTATTCGGACTTCACGGAAGCCTATGAGAATAATTCAGATGAACACGCAATCACGATTGGAGCAGGAGCGTGGTACGGAGCCGAAGCTAAAACGCTTCTAGAACGAATTTACGATGCCAGTCCGGAACAGTGGGAGAAGATAGACAAGGTCAGACTTCTGGAACAAGTTCAGACCGCAAATTGGGAATGCTTTAACATTTCCAGAGTATCACAGCTTGCTAATACCATAGTCGCCCTTATTTCGTCCGATTTGGGTATTAAATGCCAAGACAACATTATGGATGAGCAATCAGCCGCCTATGCAGATGAAGCCTTTAAAAGGGGCGTTACGGATGCTAGAGCGCAAGCCATGTGCGTGAACTTTAGACACCAAGGCGGACTAGGGGCAGCAACCCGGATTCTGGCAAAGACTCAGAAGCCATATACACTCGACAATCTCTATGCAGCTTGCCAGACGGACACAGGGAATCAAGTGGGAGTATATAAGGACAGGCAGAAGTTTGTTTATAACGCATTAAAGACATATTTTCCAGAAAGTGAGGAAACAGGCATGAACGCAATTGACAAATTAATCCAGATTGCAAAGAATGAAGTTGGATATCTTGAAAAGGCAAGCAATAGCCAGCTTGATAGCAAGACAGCAAATGCCGGAGAAAATAATTACACGAAATATTGGCGAGATATTAAACCGGATTATCAAGGACAGCCATGGTGCGCTGCGTTCGTTTCGTGGTGCATGATGAAAGCATTCGGCTTAGACACAGCAAAGAAGCTTTTAAAACACTGGCCATACGTTTACTGCCCGACAATGGCAGATTTGTTTACTTTGAACAGCAATCCAAAAGTTGGAGATATTGTTATTTTTTATCGAAATGGCACATTTACACACACTGGAATCGTAATAAAGGTATCAGGAGATCGGTTCTGGACAGTCGAAGGAAACACTTCTAGTGGCTCTGCAATTATCGCAAATGGTGGTGGTGTATGCCAGAAGAGTTACTACAACAGCAACCTTCCCGGAACAAAATTCTGTACCCCAAATTACAGTTTAGTTAAAAATACAACGTCAGTTTCAGACTCAGATACAGCAAAAAAACAGAACACCAGAGCTTACATTGCGCAGATCAAAAAAGACACAAAATGTTATACAAAATCGAACAAAAACAGCCCGTCAAAGATGTTTCCAAAACTGAAAAAAGGTGCAGTTGTAGAGGTGATGAAGTACACAGAAACAGACAGTTCGGGGCTGAAATGGTATTTCATCCGCATCCCACATCCGACAGAAGGGTTTGTTTTTGAATTTATTCCAAAAGGAACATTCACCAGAATTACGGATATTTCTAAATGATTTTCCCGGGGTTAATTCCCCGGGAGTTTTATTTATGAACATATTTAGTATCATTTCGGAAATTTTAGACTGTTATCGTTAGTCACACGTTAGTCACAAATAAAAATATTGTTTCCTAATATAATAGTGGCAAAAACACTGTATTTACAGGCATTTGCGCAATTTTCTAAATTCTATTTGTTGGTCGCAATTAATAAAATTAGAATAATGAAAATGAAATGAGGAGATAAATGTGAAAAAAGTCATCGGAAAAAATCAGGTCATTATTACATCGCTGGCAATTCT